TGGTCCCACAGGTGGAAGTAACGGTGATGTTTGGATTGTGGTTTAAGACATGACTCTCAAAGCCAACAAAAATGGAACATGGGTTGGTGGTGATGACCAATCCCAAGGAACCGTTATGTATGGTAAATCAGCAGGAAACTGGCTTTACGCTAAAAGTGTATGGGCTAAGAAAGACGGCGTATGGGCACGGGCATGGACTGATTGCCGTAGGCATGACGCTGGTGGTCGTGATTGGGGAACAACTACTTTAAGTGCTGTGTACTCAGGGTCATGTGGCAACCGCACCTACCAGATTCCCACTCGTTATACAAAGGATGGTTGTCCATCTTATGATGTTGCTGGTTCTACTGTTTCTTCCCCTGACTGCAATAGCGGTTGCTTTACTGCATCATCGGTGGATTGCGCTGGCTGCGGTTCTGCCACTTTGTATACCGCTAATAGTGGTTCTGGTTGCACTACTTACACAACTGGTTCCTGTGGTTCATGGACTTCATACTTTGATTTTGTTACCATCCAACTTAACAATGGTCAGTATGTAACTGGAACTATTTGGGGATGGCTATACTCCGATAGTGCAGGAACTGCTAATGCATCCTGTTCAGGCGGTTCAGGGCTAGTTGGCCCTGAGAATGTAGATAGTTGCTCTGTTGGCGGCTATCGTAAGACAGGTACAGACCAGTGCGTAATCATTAGTTGCTGTTAAGGAGCGATATGTCACATTTTATTTTTGTAGTAGATGGAGAAGTAGCAGGCGAAATGCCTGTCCCAAATATCCAGTCGGATGCTGTTGATAAGTTGATAGCCATTCTCAGCAGCGACCCAAAGATTATTGTCTCCGATGTCCCTGTTGAAGAAGGGTTGCTTTGGAACGGTGAAGGGTTTGTTAGGCCATGAGTCCTTGGCAAGACTGGAAGGCTAAGAACCTAGCCAAACAACAAGCAGGAATCGTTACCCCTACAGCCCTTTTTAATCCTGATACTCCAAAAGTATCTGACACTGTGAAAGCAGAGCGATTGGCAATTTGTGAAGCCTGCCCACACTACTTGATTACCCATCAATGTAGTAAGTGTGGTTGTCATATGCCTACAAAAACAGAGTTGCTACACGCTTCTTGTCCTGTAAATAAGTGGTGATTCTGCATCAACGAGCCTTGACTAGATAGGCTAAAATAGGTGCATGCCAAGAAAATACAGTTATTATCCCGCATTTGATGGAAAAGGCGCACAGCCTGGAACCGAGAAACTGGCAGAACTTTGTGCCAAGAGATGGAAAACAAAGAATCTGGGAATTTATTCCGCCCGATTGATGCGAAACTCTAAGACCGCTGGTAAGAAGATTGGCGACCCTGGCATGGAGAAATTCCTCAGTGTCCACGCCACTGGAGCCGCTGTAGATATTGGGTATGACGACCGCAAGGTCGGCGTTGCCATGTGGAACTGGTTCATCAAGTACACAAAAGAATTAGGAATTGAAGAAATTCATGATTATGCATTTGATGCAAATCCTAAGGACAAGAACCAGGGCTATGGAAGAGGTTTCAGGTGCTCTCGTGGGGAAAACGAGGCTGGGGTAAAAATTTTTACCGAGGACGATAACGCTGGCTCTTTTGGAGGAAAGTGGCTCCATTTGGAACTTTCTCCAGAAATGGCTAAGGATGCGGCTAAGTTTGAAGCCGCATGGCGTGCACTTCCAAAGCCTGAATAGGCTAACATCTCTGCATGGAAATTGACCCACAAGAAGTAATCAAGCATCTCTCTTCTGAGATCTCTCGTCTTAATATTGAATTAGCAATTCTAAGAGCGGCTCTTAGTAAGAAGGAATCTGATGGCGGCGAAGAAGAAACCAGGACTAGGTAAAGGTCTTAACAGCATCCTTGCTGAAGAGGGTCGTATTGGCTCTAACAGAGAGATGCGTCAATTAATTCCTCTAGAAGCACCCACTCAAGATCCAGACGACCATCTTCCACCATTTGAAATGTTTGGTAGTCCTCGTGTTAGGGACACCGAAACACCAGATTCTGGAGAAGTTAGTGGAATAGATGTTGATTACAACACCCAATATGTGGGTGATGCTCGTCCACCAGAAGATAACTATGGTCAGGGTCCTAGCCGATCAACTCGTGTAGCGGCTCACAAGTTTGTGCCAAATCCTGCTGAACAACTATACTTACTTGGCAGGGCAGGTGTAAACAACAAATCTGCTAACAACTTGGGCACGGTTTATGTTAAGTTCCACAAGCGTGGTGATACATACAAGTATTCCCATGTTCCTGAGAGTGTCTATAACAGTTTTGCTAATAGTAACTCAAAGGGTAGATTCATCAATGATTTTTTAAACTCATACAAATACGGAAGAATTGGTTCACGAGATGATAGGTACCACACGGGCGACTTTTAAAAAGATCGCATCAATATTTACATACGCACCATTGGTAATCATGGTTGGTTACTTGTTGGTTTCCATTTTGGTTCACCCTGTGTTTCTTTTCCCCACTGTTGTTTACTGGTGGTTAATCTTTCACGGAGATCTAGACCAGGTCTACATCATGGGAAACCTTTATTGGATTACCAAGCGTGATAACCGTATTGCCAGTGTCGGTAAAGGCACAATGCACCAAACATACGCCCCTTGGCGTAAAGGAGCAGGTGTATACATAGCCCTATTCAAATACTGCTTTCAATTTGGTTACGCAAAACCACAGGATCTTGATGATGAGGCTGGTATCTTGTCAGCCACACAAGGTCGTTATTTGGATTTGACCCCTCATGAGATTGGTAATGGTAATTGGGATGCTCTTCAGAAAAGAAACTAAGAACGAAATTCCACGCCCCGCAAGAATTAAAAACATGGACGACCACCAGTTGCGTGCTTGGCTTAACTCTTGTCTTATGGAACTGGGAGCGTCTTATGACAACTGGGCATACCACCAGGCTGACCCCGCCGAATTTAATAAGATCTTGGTACTTGTCAAAGATTTGTGGGACGAGATACAGTCCCGTTCTGTTCACATTTAGTATAATGTTTACACTGTGATCTCAGAAGACGAACTAAATGAACCATTGGAAGACTTCGGTGACCCCGAAGAACTTGACGAAACTTCTGCGGAGTTCGTTGACCAACTGGTTAAGCGCATCATTATTTTTACCGAAGAGTTCTGCGATGTTGAGTTCTTCCCTTACCAGATTCCAATTGCGTACCGCATTGTAGAGTCGGTAGTTTTAGGTGACGGTGACCTGATGACCGTAGTGGCTACTCGCCAGTCGGGTAAGTCAGAAGTTCTCTCTGCCTGCATTGCAGGAATGATGGTCATCCTTCCTAAGTTGGCTCCTATCTATCCAACATGGCTTGGAAAGTTTGATAAGGGATTCTGGGTGGGTACTTTTGCACCAACAGAAGAACAGGCAGAAACTGTGTTTAGTCGTATTGTCACTAAGTTGACCAGCGACCACGCACTTGAGTTCCTTCTTGACCCTGAAATTGACGACAAAGCAACTGGTGGAGGTACCCGTGGTCGTGGTCGTCTGATTACACTCAAGCACGCTGGGTCTCTCTGTCGTATGCAGACTTGTAACCCCAAGGCAAAAATTGAGTCCAAGACCTACCACATGGTTCTAGTAGACGAGGCTCAAGAAGCCGATGAAGTCATGATCACCAAGTCAATTGCCCCCATGCTTGCGTTCAACAACGGATCCATGGTTCTGACTGGTACGGCTAATAGAAACAAATCATATTTCTACCGAATGATTCAGTTTAACAAGCGCCGTTCCGCTAATGGTGGTCGTAAGTTCCGTGAGGCTCACTTTGAGTACGACTACCGTGTCGCCTCTAAGTACAACCCTAACTACGCCAAGTTCATCTCCAAAGAGAAGTTGCGTATCGGTGAGGACTCAGACGAATTCCAAATGTCTTACATGAACAAGTTCATCCTTGAAAAAGGTATGTTTGTTACAGAAGAGCGTATGGACCGTCTCTATGACCCTTCTATGCCTCTTGTTAAAGAGTGGTGGCGCACACCTTGTGTTGCTGGGATTGATGTGGCTAGAGCCAATGACTCCACCGTAGTTACCGTGTGTTGGGTTGACTGGGATCATCCAGATGCCTTTGGTTTTTATGAGCACCGTGTTCTAAACTGGCTTGAGATTAACAATGAAGAATGGGAATCTCAGTACTTTCACATTGTGGACTTTCTAAGACATTATGACCTTCTCCGTGTAGGGGTAGACGCACAGGGCGTAGGTGGCGCTGTAGCAGAGCGTCTGGCACTTCTACTACCTAATATTGAAGTCCTACCTATTTCATCTGATTCAAAGGCTCAGAACGAGCGTTGGGTTCATCTAACTGAACTTATCCAGCGTGATCAATTAGTTCTTCCAGGACACTCAAAAGCCCGTAGAACACGCACATGGAAAAGATTTAATCAACAAATGTCAGACCTTGAAAAGGTCTACAAAGGACCATACCTTTTGGCGGCTGCACCTAACGAAAAGGGCGCATTTGATGACTATCCAGACTCTTTGGCTATTGCTTGCCATATGACACTGCAAGATACGATGCCAATGATTCAAGCCTCAAACAGCCCGTTTTTCAGATAGACCCATCTAAAAAATGGTATTCTTGTAGAAAGTCACAACCCCCTACTTGGAGGACTACCTTAAGTGAATGTTTCACCTGCACCAATGTTTCCTGAGAAGCACAGCCCAATGTTTGAGCGTTCGTTCGCTCCTAGCATTCCAATGAACAAGGGCCCTCTTCGTTTTGAAGAGGGTGTTGCCACTGACACCGATGTCCCTCGTGACTTCGCTCAGGGCGCATACATGGACGGCGCACCATCTCCAATGCGTATGAACCACAACAACCCAGAGATGTTCTACAAGCATGCAGAGCAGACAATGCAAGAGCGTGCACATGTTGGCGCTGCTACCTGGATTGAGGCTCCTACGGTTCTTAGCGAATTCGTACAGGGCTCAGTTGCTGGTGATGCAATGCCATACTTTGAGTATGAGTACAACACGGGTGGACACATGAACCGTCCGAACCCAACTGTCGTATACGACTGATAACTCATGGAGGGCGCAGACTCAGGCGCTCCTGCACAGGACAGTAGTGGTCCAACCTCTACGGGCGATATGCCCATCGCTCCTGTATTTGCGGGGGCAGTAGCCCCCTACAACTTCAGGGGAAACATTAAACAACTTCGTCAAGGTTTGTTTAGTGAGCAGTTTTATAAGCGACCAGACTTTGGAACTGAATTTACTAACCCCTATGTTCCAACACCTGTTGGTCCTCGTGGCGGTATTGATGTACAGCGCCACATGTCTGGCGTAGGTATTCCATTCTCTGATCCCTTGGATAACTTTAAGCCAGGTCGCCTTGACATTGACAAGAAGCCAGAGCCTGTTCGCCGTCCTTCTCGTCCTATTGACACTGGTCGCCAGCGTAAGCGTGGCACTGCGGCATACCGTAAGGTAAATAAGGAAAATGTAGACGCTGGAGGCGATTACTGATGGCAAAAGAACAACCATTTGGAGATCGTTATTTGTATGTCCCTACTGGACACGCAGCAGGCGGAGCAATTCCCCTTGTTGGTAAGGGCGCTGGCAATATTGACAAGGGAACCGCTACACGCATGGTCAGTGACATGACCAGAAACTTAGTTCATCTTGCTACACCGACATCCGAAGGTGGTCTTGCTACAGATGAAGATATTGAGGCTGGACGAATTTGGTACCCAAGTGCTAGACAAGAACATGCTCGTAGAATAAGTTCAATGCTTGGCACAGATCATCGTGTTGGTAGTGCCCTTATTTCATCATTAAGTCCTCAAACTGAGTGGGAACAAAACTTAATTAAAACTCATGATATTGCTACCCATGGTCGCCCAACATCAGAACTTGCTGGATGGGGTGCAGAACACATGGGCGGGGCAAATCCAGAATTTTCTACCGATGCTCGCATTCGCAAAGCACATGCCATCTTGAACCACGCACAAATGGGTGGCGCTGGAGACGGTCGTTTTAATATTACTCTTCGTGGCTACTCTAAAGAGACAGGTTTTACTGATCCAACAGAAAAACCAGTGTTTCAAAGAGGTCTTAAAACACATAGTTTTATGGAAAATATCCATGATCCATCTAATCGTGATTTTGTAACTATTGACACTCATGCACATAACGCTGCGGTAGCATCCCGTACTCCATCTGCTGGTACTAAACTAGGCGCTTTAGGTCGGTATAACACATTTGCACAGGCATACCACAACACAGCAGAGCACCTTGGATTAGACCCGTCAGAGACTCAAGCACGAATTTGGACTACATGGAAGCGCATGAATCCTCAACCTGGTGGACGAAACTTTGACACTTACCTGCAAAAAACAGGTAAGTTTGACGATTACTATTCCCGTTAATCATGGATCCCGCAATCGCTTCTATTGTCGTAGCCTGTATTGGCGTCTTCGGTAGTATTGGCGGCATTGCAATCAAAGAGTTTAAATCAATGAAGAAAACCAACGCTCAGGATCATGGTCAAGTCATGGCTCGGTTGGACAAAGTGCAGACTTCTGTTGATGGTGTCTCTGAAAGACTTAATGACCACATTGATTGGCATTTAAAGTAGGTACTCCACATACGCACAAGTAGGTGCTAGTATTCATGATGAGGTTTATAACTTCATCATGAGGAGATTCCTAAATGGCAGACAAGCCCAAGAAGAGTTCGCTTAGTGCGGACCTTGATGCACCGCCACCGAATTACACGGTAGGTATTTGCAAAATTAAACTCATCTGCGAAACCGTAGATGAGGACGACAAACTAAGCATTGATCGTGCTGTGGAAAAAGTAAGGACTGACCGTGGTCAGGGACGCTCTAAAGCACACAGTTCAACATGGTTGACTAAGATGCTCCGTAAGAACGGGCATGACATTAGTGTCTCAACAGTACAACGACATATCAACAAGGAGTGTGCCTGTGAGCGAACTGGCGAATGATCTGAATACACCAGCAAACAATGCAAAAGCATTGGGTAAATTGTTGGAAGTTCTTGAGCGTCAAAATATTGATGTCAATGAAATTGGTGCTGTAAAGCGTGTATCGCTTTATCAGTCACTGACAAAAGACAAAGAGGGTGAAGCAACAATTCACGACCTCTCCGCTATTCAGTTTTCTCCTAAGTGGGCAGAAGGTCCTGAGTGGAATCCTGTACATCAGGGACCAGCAGTTAAATTGCCACCTGTCAAAGTTACGAAGAACAACAAGCAGACAGAATGGAAGACCGCAGTTGTCCTTCCTGACATGCAGATTGGTTACTTCCGTAATTCAAAGGGTGATCTTGAGCCAATGCATGACGAGAGAGCAATTGATATTTGTGTAGCAATGATTAAGGATTTGAAGCCTGCAAAGGTTGTCATGCACGGTGACAACTTGGACTTCGCTGAGTTTGGCAAGTACCGACTTAGTCCTGCTTACGCATTGACCACACAGAAGTCAATTGACTACGCAACTATCTTGTGCGCCCGCCTTCGTGCAGTTGCACCTGATGCTGAGATTGCTTGGCTTGCAGGTAACCATGAAGAGCGCCTTGTTAATTACACACTTGATAACGCAAAGGCTTCCTTTGGTTTGAAGCGTGGCGACACACCAGACAACTGGCCTGTACTTTCAGTACCATTCCTTTGTCGCTTTGATGATTTCAACATCAAGTATGTTCCTGGATACCCAGCAGGGTATTACTGGATTAACCAGAAGTTGAAAGTCATTCATGGAACCAAAGTTAAGTCAAATGGTTCTACAGCACACATGTATTTGGGTAGCGAAAAGACATCAGTGCTCTATGGTCACATTCACCGCCGTGAGTGGGCAGAAGTAACCCGTGAAGACTTTGATGGTCGTAAGACTATCCTTGCCGCTTCTGCTGGTTGTCTTGCTCGTGTTGATGGTGTCGTACCATCTACTAAGGGTGGTATTGACCTTGACGGGCGTCCTATGACTGTTACAGAGAACTGGCAACAGGGTCTCTGTGTAGTCACCTACAAAGACGGTGATGCTGAATTCAACCTTGAGATGATCCCTATTCGTGAAGGATGGGCGATGTATCACAACAAGGAGTACACGGCATAATGACTACCATTGTTGGCATCCAGGGAGATACTTACGCAGTTATCTGTACTGACTCACGCATCTCTTCATTTGATGATTCTGGAATGGCATTTCAAATCACCACTTTAGGTGCTGGTACCTCTAAGGTTGCTTACAATGGTAAATACATTCTTGGTGCGGCGGGGGATGTGAGGGCAATTAATATCATGCACCATGCTTTCACTCCCCCAGCGCCACCAATCAATGCCTACGGTAAAAAACTAGACCAATTCATTACCCGAATGTTTATCCCTGCTCTCAGGGCTTGTTTTGAAGAACAGGGGTACGCCAACCAAAACCGTGACAATGGTGCCCACATTGCCGAACAAGACAGCACCATCATTGTTGTTGTCCATGGGACTGTCTACATTATTGAGAGTGACTACTCGTGGACATCGGATACCTCAGGTATCTATGCCATCGGAACTGGTTCATCCTATGCTTTGGGCGCTCTTCAAGCCCTTATCGGCACCAAGAAGTTAACCGCACAGCAGGCCAAGACTATGGCTAATAAGGCTCTGACGGTAGCCAGTAAGTTTGATCCCTACACGGGATCCCCATTTCAAGCGTTTTCCCAAGAAAGAGACGCTAAAAAATAGTATCATTGGAGTGTCCATCCTAAGGAGCACTCATGGCTACAAAGAACCAACAGGTCGCAGACCAGACTCTTAAGGGCGCAGTTGTAGGCGCCATCTCTTTTTTCCTTGCTAAAGCAAACATTGACCCAGGCGCACAAGCCGCAATTATGCCTCTTGTTATCACAGGTCTTGCTTACGCAAGCACACTTGTAGGGGACAAGGGAACAGCATCGTTCCTTGCTAAGGCATCTACAGAACTTCCTGAAATCGTTGAAGAAGTCACAGCAGAGGTTGCCAAGAAGAAGGCACCTGCAAAAAAGGCTGTGGCTAAGAAAGTGGCTCCAGCAAAGAAAGCAGCACCTAAGGCTGGTGCTTAATGTCTGAAGAGGCATTCGTCCCGAAAGAGGGATTTAGTTACGATAAAGCAGAAAAGGCTGGTCGTAGCGCACGCTTCAAAAGTTATGTTACTAATCTAGGTATTGTTAGAGGTACGCTAGATGATGGTGGTTCTACTACATTTGTAAGCGGTGAGAAACCAACATCTGGTACTGCTGTGTCTCTTGGTGGATTTGAGCAGACCGTTCCAAAAGATGATTTTGGTCTGTCACCGCTTCAAAGGTACACGCACACACCAGAACACCTTGGCGCTCTTACTGCTCGCCCTAACCGTGCACTTGGTACTTGGGTAGACGCAGACCAAAAGGGTGATCCTCAAGTTTTCTTGGATGTGTCTCGTGTATTTAAGGACACCCCTCGCAGTAATCGTTTAGCCCGAATTTCCACGGTGGGAAGTAATCAGATGGGTAGTTTCAACCTTGGAACATTCACCACTGAGTACAACCCACTACACCCTGAAGTACTCAGCCGTGTCGGCGGAGATGTCAAACTTGATGAAGGTGAATCAGAGCGTTACATGACCTCAGAAAAACCTATTGGTACTGAGGTAGTATTTGGGGAAACAACAACTCCACAAAAGATTTCTCGTGGGCGTGGGCGTAAGAGGACAACAGTACAGCCAGGACAGGGAACATTTATTTTCACTGGTTCTGACCAAATGGCTCCTCCTCCAAACACTCAGAAAAAGTAGTAAGGTCTAGCACATGGCAATGGATTTCTGGTCGCCGTCATACAGGGCGGCATCAAGTGACCTCACAGTTGCAATTTCACCACTTGGATTGGTTGAACTTGCTGACGAAGAATTTGAGGTACATGGTCCACGCCTAAACCGTTATGCCGCTGCATGGGCTTGGTACCTTGGTCACCACTGGTCGTACCGCCGTGAGATGGGTGAATCACAGTTCTATATGAACTATGTCCGTACCATGTCGGACTACATCACCAACTTCTGCTTTGGTAAAGGCGTACAGTTCCGTACCCCTGAGCAAAATGCTGCAATTATTCCTCACCTTCTTGCACAGGTTTGGGAAAACCACAACGCCAAGCATTATGTTCTTTGGGAAATGGGACAGTTGGCTTCTGTTACTGGTGACTGTTTTGTTAAAGTTGCATACGAAGAACCATATGTAGATCCAGCAGGTGTACCTGTTGAGGGACGCATCCGTATTATCCCGCTGAACCCAGCACACTGCTTCCCTGAATATCACCCCCATGACCGTAACCGTCTTCAACGCTTTAAGTTAAAGTATCGTTTCTGGGGAACCTCTCCTGAAGGAACCCGACAGGTTTATACCTTTACCGAGATCCTTACTGAAGGAACTATTCAGCAGTTTATTAATGATGAATTAGTGGACGAATACCCCAACGCTTTGGGAACAATACCTGTTGTCCACATTGTTAACACTTCAATTTCTTCTTCTCCATGGGGTCAATCAGACATTTGGGACATTATCCCTCTGAACCGTGAACTAAACGAGAAGATGGTTGAAGTTTCTGACATCATCAACTACCACGCCGCTCCTGTCACTATCATCACTGGTGCTAAGGCTTCCCAGTTGGAGCGTGGACCTAAGA